AACAGTTGTCACCCCCAAACTAGATACTGTTCCTGCACAAGTCTCTGCTCCTGAGTTTGACGTGGATATTGCACAGGATGTAGTGTTTAAGCCAAACCCCGGCCCCCAGACTCACTTCTTGAGTTCGTCAGAACGTGAGGTACTTTATGGAGGGGCCGCTGGCGGTGGAAAAAGCTTTGCAATGCTTGCTGACCCACTACATGGCTTAAATGATCCTAATTTCAGTGGGTTGCTTGTACGTCATACTACTGAAGAACTACGGGAACTCATACAGAAATCTCAGGAGTTATACCCTCGTGCCGTACCGGGAATCAAATGGTCAGAGCGAAAGTCTCAATGGACTAGCCCAAAGGGTGGAAGACTTTGGATGTCTTATCTGGATAAGGATACGGATGTCACACGCTACCAAGGTCAGGCTTTTAACTGGATTGGATTCGACGAACTTACTCAATGGTCTACATCTTACGCTTGGGATTATATGAGATCACGCTTAAGGTCTGCCTCTAAAGAGCTAGGACTCTATATGAGAGCAACCACTAACCCCGGTGGCGCTGGACATCAATGGGTTAAGAAGATGTTTATTGACCCCGCCCCTGCAGGAAAACCTTTTTGGGCTACAAGCGTTGAAACAGGCGATGTAATTACATTTCCCAAGGGACACAGTAAAGAAGGTCAACCACTATTTAAACGTAGGTTCATACCTGCTAGCTTGTTTGATAACCCTTACTTGGCAGAAGCTGGTGACTATGAGGCAATGCTTTTGTCTCTACCAGAGCATCAGCGTAAGCAGCTACTAGAGGGTAACTGGGATATAAACGATGGAGCAGCTTTCCCTGAGTTTGACAGATCAAAACATGTCGTGGAAGCTTTTGACGTTCCCCGATCTTGGACTAAGTTTAGAAGTTGCGACTACGGTTACGGGTCTTACACAGGTGTTCTCTGGTTCGCTGTTGCCCCTGACGAGCAACTCTATGTATACAGAGAGCTATATTGTTCTAAGGTTACTGCTACAGATTTAGCAGATATGATCCTAGAGATCGAAAAAGATGATGGTGGAATGAGATACGGTGTGCTTGACTCTTCTTTGTGGCACAACCGTGGCGACACGGGGCCATCCCTAGCAGAGCAAATGATCATGAAGGGATGCAGATGGCGTCCATCAGATCGCAGTAGAGGCTCTCGTGTCGCAGGTAAAAACGAAATACATAGAAGGTTACAGGTAGATGAATTTACTGAGAAGCCTCGTCTTGTATTTATGGATAACTGCACAAACACTATTGCGCAGATACCAAGCATCCCTCTGGACAAACGAAACCCAGAGGATGTAGACACCAACGCAGAGGATCACTTATACGATGCTTTACGTTATGGGGTAATGACACGCCCACGCAGCAGTATATGGGACTATAACCCAGCAAAACAACGCACTGGTTTTCAAGCTAGTGATCCTAACTTCGGGTATTAAGTATGGCAGAACAAGAAGAAATGTTTGAAACAGACGAGATCGTAGCTGCAGAGGACAGTGAAGATTCTATCTTTAATGAAAGATCAGGTGTTGTTTCTTTTGTAGAGGATCGCTACAAACGAGCAGAAGATGCACGTTATGCAGACGAAGAACGTTGGTTACGTGCGTATCGTAACTATCGTGGCCTTTATAGTTCAGAGGTACAGTTCACGGACACAGAGAAATCACGTGTATTTGTAAAAGTAACCAAGACTAAAACCCTAGCAGCATATGGACAGATCGTAGATGTACTATTTGGTAACAATCGCTTTCCTCTTTCTGTTAACCCCTCTGTATTACCTGATGGTGTTGCTGAGTCAGTACACATCAATGTAGACCCTAACGCTGCCCAAGCAGGACAACAGCTAAACTCTGTAACTGCAGATGCCCCAGCGCAGCCATACTTACTAGATGGTACAAAAGGACAGCTACAACCAGGTGAGACTCTTGTTGATCTACAACGCCGCCTAGGACCAGAGCAAAACAAGCTACAGGCTGTGTCTGATAAGATTGTTGAGGGTGATGGTACTACACCTAGCACAGTAACATTCCATCCTGCTATGGTAGCAGCCAAAAAGATGGAAAAGAAAATCCATGATCAGCTACAGGAAAGTGGTGCTAATACACACCTACGCTCTATGGCTTTTGAGATGGCTCTTCTAGGTACTGGTGTTATGAAGGGGCCATTTGCTGTAGACAAGGAATACCCTAACTGGAACGAAGAGGGAGAGTATGACCCTCTTATTAAAACAGTACCAGAGTGTAGCCATGTAAGTGTTTGGGATTTTTATCCAGACCCTGAAGCTAAATCTATGCAGGACGCAGAGTACGTAGTAGAGCGTCACAAGATGTCACGTACACAATTACGTGCGTTAAAGAACCGTCCATACTTTATGGATGATGCAGTAGATATGGCTGTAGCCAAAGGGCCAGACTATGTTCAAAAGTCTTGGGAAATGGTTATGGAAGACGACGACACACAGCCTACATCTGAGCGCTGGGAAGTGTTGGAGTTTTGGGGTTACGTAGATGTAGAGCTTCTTGAAGAGCAGGGTGTCAATATACCTAAAGACCTAAAAGACCTAGACGAAGTAAATTGTAACGTATGGATTTGTAACGGTGAAGTTATTCGCTTTGTACTAAACCCATTCAAGCCTACACGTATTCCTTACTACGCAACACCTTATGAGCATAATCCATATAGCTTCTTTGGTGTAGGTATTGCGGAAAATATGGATGATACGCAAACATTAATGAATGGTTTTATGCGTATGGCTATTGACAATGCCGCACTATCTGGTAATTTAATTATCGAAGTAGATGAAACTAACCTTGTACCGGGCCAAGACTTAAGTGTCTATCCTGGCAAGGTTTTTCGTCGTCAAGGTGGCGCACCAGGACAGGCCATTTTTGGCACCAAGTTCCCAAATGTTGCACAAGAAAACATGCAGTTATTTGACAAGGCAAGGGTTTTAGCTGATGAAAGCACTGGATTCCCTAGCTTTGCTCATGGTCAAACAGGCGTGTCAGGCGTTGGTCGTACAGCTTCAGGTATTAGTATGCTTATGTCTGCTGCTAATGGTTCTATCCGTACAGTAGTTAAGAACGTAGATGACTATCTGATTCGCCCACTAGGTAAAGCTTTCTTCTCATTCAATATGCAGTTTGACTTTGATGAATCACTACGTGGTGACCTAGAGGTTAACGCATCAGGTACAGAGAGCTTAATGGCTAACGAGGTACGCTCCCAGCGCCTAATGCAGTTCTTACAGGTAGCACAGAATCCAGTTCTTGCACCTTTTGCTAAAATGGATTATATTATCCGTGAGATTGCTAAGAGTATGGACCTTGATCCAGATAAGGTTACTAACTCTATGCAGGACGCAGCAATCCAAGCAGAAATACTCAAGGGCTTTCAAGCACCACAACCTACGCCAGAAGCAGCAGGTCAAGGTGTACAGGGGGTTCAGGACACATCAGGTGGTGGCGGCTCACAGATGGGCATAGGTACAGCACCAACACCGGGCGAACAAGGATTTACAGGTAATGAGCAACCTCAAGCAGTTGGTCAACAATAAAGAACTCTACGAAGAGTTTCTTAAACATGTAGATGATTTAATCTACTTGCAACACAAACAGATGGAGCAGGCTACAGAGCCTGTGGTGTTCTACAGAGCGCAGGGGGCTATCACTACGCTGCGCAAATTAAAGTTACTCAGGGAGCAAGTAAATGGCGGTTGAAGCTGAAATGGATGCGGTCTTTAAGTCTAGTCGTACAGACAAAGACCCAGTATCAGGAAACGAAGTACCTACAGGTTCTTTGCCTGAAGAGGTTCGTGATGATATCCCAGCGCAACTGAGTGAAGGTGAATATGTTGTACCTGCTGATGTAGTACGGTACTACGGTGTTAAGTTCTTTGAAGACCTGCGTATGGAAGCCAAAGCTGGCTGGAATAGCATGGAAGAGAACGGACGTATTGGTGGTGAACCTGTTGGCATGGAAATGGGTGATGATGAGCTACCCTTTGACATAGCTGAACTACAGATGACAGACGATGGTGAAGAGCAGCCTGAGATGTACGCGGGTGGTTACATGCGAGGTTATGCACCAGGTGGTTACCAACCTAGTATGGACTTTGGTGGTAAGTATGGCGATCAATCAGTATCTGTTCGTGAATATGTTGGCCCAAATGGTGAAAAGGTATTTATACAGTTTATTGGTGAGACACCATTAACAGCTATTCCAGAAGGTTATAAACCTGCTGAAACTGCAGCGGAAGAAGTTGCTGAGCAAGTAGCACAGCAAACAACATCTAGAGATGATGATACACCTCAACCAGATGCACCTAAAGGTACTGATTGGAAAACAGCAGAAGTAGAAGATTTTAACAATTACCTATCACAAAAAGATTCTACTATAAATAAAGTAGTTAAGACAGGTGCAGCATTGCTAGGTGGCGCTCCCATGTACGGCTTCATGAAGATGGCTACAAAGATGGAAGACAAGCGTATGCGTAAAGGTCTTGAAGAACAGATAGCTAGCCTAAATGATCAAGACCCAACAGAAGCACAAAAGAAAAAAGACCTACAAGCTATCTTAGATGGTATCACAGCGCAAACCGAAGAAAATGAGAATAAAAATCTAATAGAACGTTCTAATATCTTTGGTGGTGAGTCTGGCCTAACAGAAAGTCTAGAATCTATGGATGATCCTACTAAGCAAGGTGGTTTTGGTGATACATGGCTAGGTGATCTACTAGGCTTTGATGGCACCTTTGGTGTACAAGGTGATTCACTAACAGAATCAAGACAGGGTTCACGTAGAGATGGTCAACCCTCCAGCAGAGATGATGATGATTTCACTCCTGTTATTGGCGATAATGAAACAGGCTCAAACAGCCTAACACAAACACTAGCTAACGTCTTTACCCCATTTGATGGTAAATCTTATGAGGGTGGTAAGCTAGTAGATGATGACGAAGAAGATAAATAAAGTCGGCCCCGATCCGATAATCATATAATAATAAGGCTACCCAGCTTCGGCTGGCCCCAACATAAGGAGTAAAAAATGTCGGAAGCCCAAACTATTGACGTGACATCAGCGTCACATTTACGTAATATGGCACGTATTAAACGTGATGAAGAAGAACTAGAGGCAATTAAGCGGCAAGCTCGTGGTGAGACTGATGAAGATCAAACCGACGATACACAGAGTAAACCCAGTAGCGAAGACACTGAGGGAGCCTCAATTCAGGATGCGAGTGTATCTGAACAAGAAACAAAAGAGCAAGTTAAAACCGAAGCACCCCAAGAAGACGATGAGGGAGATGCTGGACTAACTGCTGAAGAAAAGTCTTTCAAGAAACGCTATGGTGATCTTCGTCGGCATATGCAAGAGAAAGAAAAAGAAACTGCTGCTAAGCTAGAAAAGCTAGAAAAGCAACTAGAGGCTGCTACAAAGAACGAGCTAGTACTTCCTAAGTCTGAAGACGAAGTAGAGGCTTGGGCTAAGAAGTACCCTGACGTAGCAGGTATTGTTGAAGCTATCGCAGAAAAGAAAGCTAATGAACGTGCCTCTGATCTAGATGGACGCTTGAAAGAGATTGAAGAGCTACGCATCACAGCTAAGCGCGAGAAAGCTGAAGCTGAGTTAGCAGCACTACATCCTGACTTTGGTGAGATTCGTGCAGACGATGCTTTCCATGAATGGGCTAAGACACAGCCTAAAGTGGTTCAGGATGCTTTGTACGAGAACACAGAGGATGCTAAATCTGTAGCACGTGTTATTGATCTGTATAAGTCAGACAAAGGTATCACATCTAAGAAAGATACTAGCTCTGATAAGGCTGCAGCGTCCTCAGTTAAAACTAAAGGTAAAACTACAATTGATCCACAGGATTCCTCACAGTATCTACGTGAATCAGATGTAGCTAAAATGTCTATTAAAGAGTATGAGAAGCGACAGGAAGAAATCCTAAACGCACAACGCTCTGGAAAATTTATTTATGATGTGACAAAAAGAGCTTGACACTCTAAACATCTTAGATAAAACTATAGTATATACACAGCATAAAAGTGTGTATGCTTTAATTAGCACTAGCCACACAAAGAACTACCTCAGATGACAGGCCCAGCGCAGAGAAACAGCGCAGTTTCAACGCATAGCTGACTACCCTAGATGATGAGCCTCTTTAGTGGATATGTAGTGTCGTTTTTCACGCCATATCTATAAGGAGAATTAATTATGGCTATTACTTCCGCATCAGGAGGTTTCGACGGTAACTGGTCCCCAGTAATCTATTCGAAACAGGCACAGATTGCTCTACGTAAATCTGCTGTCACAAACGCGATTACAAACAACTCTTATTTCGGTGAGATTGCAAATCAAGGCGATGTTGTTCGTATTCAGAAAGAACCAGATGTAACTGTTAACGCTCTTGAGCGCCACACAGCTATCTCTGTAGAGAAATTGAATGATGAAGATTTCTCACTAACAATTGACAAAGCTAACTACTTCGCGTTCAAAATGGACGACATCGAAGACCAGTTTGCAAACGTTGATTATGTTAGCCTAGCTGCTGATCGTGCAGCATATAAAATGGCTGACGCAATGGACGCAGATGTTTTGTCTTACCTGTCAGGCCACACAACTGCAGGTGCATTTATTGCTACATCTAGTGGTGATGCACAGCACGGTATAGCATTAAACGATGTTTCAGTAGAAGGTGAATATCTTGCAGCTAACCACCTATCTGCAACCAGCTTTGGTCAGCTAGGTACTACAGACTCAGCTTCTACAACGTACACTGCTGGTGATTCTATCCCACTAGCACCTCGTCTACCAGGTGCATCAGCATTGTCAGATGCTACAGTTTCACCTCTAACAGTTGTAGCACGTATGGCTCGTCAAATGGACGTAGCAAATGTTGATGCACGTGGGCGTTGGCTTGTAGTTGACCCGGTATTTGTAGAAATGCTTAAAGACGAAGATTCACGTATGCTTAACGCGGATTTCGGCGGTGCAGGTCTACAAAATGGTTTGGTCTTGAATAACCTACACGGCTTCCGTGTTTACATTTCAAACAACCTACCAGCGAAGGGTACAGGTGCAGGCGCTACAGGCGCACTAGCACAAGATGCTAACTTCGGTGTAATTGTTGCTGGTCAGGACGAAGCGGTTGCTTCTGCTGAGCAAATCAACAAGGTAGAGAACTACCGTGACCCAGATTCATTCGCAGACATTGTTCGCGGTATGCACCTATACGGTCGCAAAATTCTTCGCCCAGAAGCACTAGTAACAGCACGTTACAACGCGGCTTAATTAAAGTATACTTAGAGGCTGGCTTATGTGCTGGCCTCTTTGTGCTTTAAAACAATAAGGACATTCCTAATGGCAATTACTACGGCAATGTGCAACA